CTGATACTGCGTCTGAAGCTGGCCCACCTCAGCGCTGATCGACTGTTGCAGGCGGCTGAATGCGTTTTGCGCAATGCCTACCGCGTCGATATAACCCTGCGCGGTTTGCTGCTCGACGATGCTGTAGTACTGCGCCGCCTGTCCGCTCAGCGCCATCAGTGTGGCGAACATTTCCTGCCCGGCTTCGGTAGTCAGGTCGATATCCTCGACCATCGCCCGGTACTCGGCACGGCTGCCGGCAAGGGTCACATCCGCAGACTCGAAGGTGCGCGTGATGGAGTCGATGGTGTCTTCAACCTTCTCGGCGTCCGAGAAAAATGCCGAGTAGTAGGTCGCCGAACTGGTCGCGAGCGCCTCAAGGCCGCCAGCCGCAGCGGACAGGGACTCAGCCAGCTTGCCGCCCGCAACGCTCGCGTCATACATCGACACGTCGAGATAGCGCAGAACCTCGTTGACGCCGACGAGGTTGCCGACAAAGGCCTGCATCCCGGCCAGGTCGAGGTCGAGCCCGGTCGAGAAAACCTTGTTCAGCTCGGCGGTCATCGCATTAGCGGCAGTGCCGAACCACTCTGCGATAGCCTGCTGAATCTCTTCCTCGGTTTTGCCCTTGGTGCTGATTTGCTCGCGGGCCAGCTGCAGGCCATCGAGCGATCCCTCATCAATCGACAGGCTCAGCGCCTCGAACAGCGAAGCAACACCGGCCTCGGTGGCATCGTAGGTTTCCTGCAACGCGGCGGCGGTTTCGGGGTCCAGGTCGCTCCAGATCGTGCGCTTTTTGTTGCTCGAAAAGAGCCCGCCCTTTTTCTTCTGGTACTCGAATGACTGCGCGGCAAAGTCCCCACCAGAAACCCCTAGGCCGAGACCAACGTCCTTCGTTTGCCAGTCGCCGCCGAACAGCGAGCCGCCAAGGAAGCTGCCGAGCGCGCCGCCAATGATCCCGCCGAGGCCGGGCAGCAGCATGTTGCCTAGCGCCGCGCCGCCCCAGCCGCCGAGCCCGCCAGCCGCCGCGCCTTTGAGCCCTGATTGGCCGTAGCCGTACAGCGCGCCACCGATGCCCGCCAGGCCTCCGATAGCGCCATTGAGAGCGCCTGACGAAAGCTGGTAGCTCAGTGGGGCGTATGTCATCCCGCCGCCGTTGAGCAGAGAGCCTACAACCTGCCCCGCCCCGGCATTGATGCCGGATAGTGCGCCGCCGTAATAGCCGCCAATGCCGCTTACTGCGCCACCGATGCCGCCCGACTGGAAGCCTGCCAGCGCAGCAGGCCCGACGCCTGTGATTGCGCTGTACGCCGTGCCAGCCATATTGGCGAGACCGCCCAGCCCGCCTCCGGCCGACGCAATCGCGCCCGCACCCCCGCCAATCCCCAGCGCAGCGCCGATCTGCATCACGATAGGCCGGGTAATGGCCATGTGAGCCAGCTCAGCCAGCATCTGCTTGAAGGCGTTGGTCAGGCTGTCGCGGAACGAGTCGAACCCGTCCCCGATGTTGCGCCAGGCGTCGGCGAATGCCGAATCAACGCGGTCTAGCGCGCCCTCGGTCCACTTGGCCCAGTCGGAGGTGGCGCGAGTGTTCTCCTCGTATTGCTCGCGCAGCTTGGCAAGGTCGCCGCGTGCCTTGTCGGCATTCTCGCCACCACGCGCGATGATGTCGTTCAGCAGATCCTGCTGCTTGCCGTACTCACGCGCCGCGACTTCAGCAGGGTTGAGTTCGTCGTGGAGCTTTTCGAACTGCTTGATGTAGTCATTGATCGCGTCGCCAGGGCCTGTAGCGTCTAGCTGCTTGAGTTCTTTTAGCTTCTTGCCAAGTTTGGCAACGCCTTCGCTCGCCGTGCCTGCCGAGTCTCCGAGCGCCTTGAACTTGGCTAGCCGGTCCTCAGTGCTTTTAGCCGACCGTTCCAGCGCCTCGTCATAGACCTTGCGCAGATCCTGCGCGGCTGACATCTGGTCGCTGTATGAGGTCAGCGCAGCGTCGCGCTCCTCTAGGATTGATGCAATGCTGTCATCGCGCAGCTCGTTTAGGCGCTGAAGATCAGCCTCAAGGCGCGCCCCGACACCCTCCATCGTGTCATCGGTAAAGATGGCCTTGATGCCATCCTTGAAAGCAGCCGAGTAAGCGGCGACCTTGTCGAACCCGTTCAGCACCTCAACCGTCATCAGTTGAATGAAGGCGCGGACGTTTTCAGGGAAATTGGAAAACGTCGAGGTCATGTTCTCGACGTTGTTATCAACCAGCGCACCCCAGCGCCCGGTTGCGGATTCGAAGATATCGCCAACAATATCGAGCGTCTGGGATATGTCGCCACCCCAGCCGTCAAACTTCCCAGCGATGGCGCCAAGCTGCGCTTCAAGCTGGCCCGATTCGAGCTGAGCATTCAGCTCATCCAGCGCATCAATAGCTTGGCGCACAGCCTCTTCCATGAGGTCGCCAGCGCCGGCATTGCTGATGTTGAGCGCGAAAGCGTCCCAGGAGTCGCCGAGGTTCGATATCGCGCCATCAAGCGTGGCCATCCGCTGCGTCATGGCCCCGGCAAACTGGTTTTCGCCAAGGTCGGTTAGGTACTTCTCGATTTCAGCGGCGTTGTTGCCGATCGTTTTAGTCATACCCTGGAAGGTCAGGGAAACTTGTTCGCCGTTTTGCTTGGCCTTTATGCCGAACTCTTTCAGGCGCTCGAACTCGCCAGTCGAAGCATCGGCAACGGCCTCAATCATCTGATTAAGGTCTTTGCCGAGAGCGGACGCGGTGTTTCCGTAGGAGCGCAGCGCCTTCTCGGACGGCGTAAGTCCAAGGTTCACCAGCTTCGTGAAGCCTTCGACGGCCTGGGCAAGGTCGTATGGCGTCTGGCGGGCGAAGTCCTGCAGCGCAGAGAATGCGACCTGGGCGTTCTTGGCACTACCGGTAGCGGTAACGAGCCCGGCGTTCAGAACATCGAACTGCCGCTGAACATCCGATACCTTGTTGATGGCCGCCATAGCTGCGGCGACGGACAGCAAAGGCGCTGCCATGGCCGCAATCTTGCCAGCGTATGCGCCTGCCGAGCGTGCGCCCTTATCGAGTGCATCGCCCGTTTTCCGGGCGCTAGTGCCAAGAGCGCCTACCTTGCCCGTAGCTTTGTCGTGAGCATCACCAACGCCTTTGGCTGCGCGCTCGGACTTGGCGCCTTTGCTGCCCAGCCTTTCGAGATCCCGTTCGGCACGAGACACATCGCTGGTGTCGATCTGAATGGCAAGGCTGGCAATATCAACCATGGCGGGGTTCCTTTGGGCAATAAAAAACCCGGCGCAGTGGCCGGGTTTCTGGTGTGCTATTGCGCTATGAGGCGCAGTGTTTGTTCCATGTATCGCCGAAGTCGGCGGAGTCTGTTTCGAGCCAGGCTTTGCCAGCTATCACGATAAAGCCCTTCTCGCCCGCGTAACCGCCCATGGCGTTCTTGGCATTGACGTAGCCGCAGACGACGCCGCTTGAGCGTGCAACGACCTTGCCGAACTTGGCCGACCCTGGGTCGTTCAGTCGTTCGGTGACGATGCGCTTGGCGGCGGCGATTGCGGTGTATTTCTCCTGTTCTGCCTGCCGCTGCTCGGCCTTGGCGGTGTCGCGCTCAACCTCAAGCCGAGCCTCTTCAGCCTTGCGAGCGGCCACCTCTGCCGCTTGATGTTTGGTCTGCTCGGGTGCCAGCCAGGCGCCGACCATGGCCAGCAGCATCAAGACGACGATCAATTTAGATGTGCGCGACATCCCTGCCCCTCCCATTAGAAAGGGCTGACTGTAGCAAATTGCCAGCGGTTCGGCTTAATGCTGTGATGGGTGGATTAGCCGAACTTCTCCGGACTCAGAAGGCGCATGATCTCGCCAAGAATCGCTTCGTAGAGGTCGGCGCGCTCGGTTTCTCCGAACGATGCCGGGATGTTCACGGCGCGTGAGCCTGCAGGCGTGCGCAGCTTGAACTGATACTTCCCTTCGGCCTTGCGCATATTCACGTCGACCGTGAAGCCTTCCTTCGGCAGAGAGTCTGGGTCTTCGTCTATGTACACGGCGAGCGTGAACTGCAGGCCCTCGCCATCCTGGTCAAGCTGGCTCGGCCCGCGCACCGGCTCGAACGTCGCGCCATAAGCCTTCCCGATCTGGACATACGGCTTTTTGGTGCCGTCCCGGTCGATAAAGAATGGTCGCTCAGGCGCCACGTACTGACTGAAGCCATCAACCAGGATTTTGACCTTCTCTTCAAGGTCATCCCAGTACACATCACGAGCCGCCCGGTACTTGCTATAGGCCGCTCGCAGATCAGAAAAATCGGTCACTTCCAGCACTCCGCGTCGTGATATCAGAATGCCCATATTAGGTGCTCCCCATGAATCGTGAAAGGCAGTGCGGCCGCGTCACTTCGACCGCATCACCTCAAGCGCGGCGATCTCCATCACGCGCACCCCGGCGAATACGTCCGCCTGATCGCGCTTCTTGATGCCCTGCAAGCGCATGACGGGCTCAATCACGGAGTAATCCAGCCCGGTAGCGCCGGACATGCCCGAACGCCACTGCGTTTGCATGGCAGCGAATACCTCGAAGGCGTCCCAGTTGTCCGGCCAGATCTCGACCTCAACCTCGAAGTCCTCAGCCGTGAACCCGAACGCCTCCATTTCGTCGTCAGCGGCCGCGCCCTGGTACAAAGCACGGGCCGCAGTGATCAGTTTCCCCGGCGCGCCTGGGTGATCTCTGTGATGTAGGCGCCGAACAGCTCGCGCGGGGCGCCTGCGAAGTTCTGGCAAAGCAGTTCGATGGATTCCTTGTTGAACGGATCGTCCAGCTCCCAGCCGGCGAGAACGTCGAGCATCAGATCAACGTCCTTGCGCTTCTCGATGGTCTTCATCATGTCGGCGAGCTGGTCGCGGGTGCGGTGTTTGAATTCGAACGACAGCTCTACGGTTTCGCCGCCGTGAACCGGGATGCCTACCTTGGCTTTGAAGGTCGGGGCAACAGCGAGTTTGAACTTGGCCATGGGTGTTTCCTCTATTGGGATTAGGTCAGGTAAAAGGAGGGCGCCAGAACGTCTCCAGCACCCTTTGCAGCAGGTTCTGCGAGATGGCTGTGCGGTTAAGCGGCGTAGCGGGTCGGACGCGACAGCAGCGAGAACGAGCTGTTCACGGTGTCGACCTGGCCCTTGTTCTTGGTCGGCGTTTCGTTCAGGGAGACGTAGCCGTAGTAGTAGATTTTCGAGCCGTTCTTGTTCTGCATCAGCAGCGGGCGAATGGCGCGAGCATCGGCGGCTTTCTTGAGAGCCTGATAGCCAGCCAGGGACGGGTCATCGCCAATTTCCATGGAGATGGACTGAGCCGAGTACATGGTTGGGATCTGGATCTCGAAGTCGGATTCCAGCGGGGAGACGGTCGCGAACTGCTGCTCGCCGCCGGAAGTGCTGATGCCGATGATCTGGCTGACCTGCGTGAAGGCAGTCACCTTCATAGCCGAGCCGCTGGATGTGCCGACCGGGAAGGCGCTGGTGTCGCTGGTGTCCAGGCCTTCGAGCTGGAAGGTGCCGGAAGCCGACGCAGCCACGCGAAACACGCGCTCGTTGATGCGCTGCCAGCCGGACTTCAGAACGATGATGTCGCCGTCCACGAAACCGTGGCCGGTTGCGGTGGCGACTGCGGTTGCGGCGTTGCTGATGCCAGTGATGGCAACAGGCGTGCCGAAGGTGGTGCCGAGGTGGATGGTAGTACCGTCAGGTATTTGGAACGCCATGGGTGTCTCTCCTAGGGGAAATGGTTTTTTGCGGCCACAAAAAAGCCCGCTCAGTGGCGGGCCTTGATGTCTTGGGTTGGTGTTAGGTGTCGGCTCGGTACTTGAACCGGACGGGCACCATGTAATGCGTGTCGCCTGTCAGGCCGGGGTACTGGCTGCATGGCGATGTGATCTGGACCCAGAACGCGCCGGACTCAAGCCGTAGCGCCATGGGGAACAGGGCGGAAAGCTCGTCAGCCAGCGTCTCGGCTGCGCTCGGGCCATTGCCTAGCGGTACATGCACCGACAGTTGGAACAGGCCCATGTAGCCGCGATGGGCGCCCTCTAGGTCGATGCTCTGCGTGTCAGCCGGCAGCAGGCTTGCGCGGATGTACGAGCCGGTCGGCGGGGTGAACTTCACGTTGTCCCACGCAACCGGGATCGGCTTAGCAGCCGCCCACGTGTTCAGGCGCCCTTGTAGCAGGCTGCGAATCAGCTTGTTGCTCATGTATCCAGCTCCCGCGCTGCCTGATCGACGAAGGTTTGAAACTCGGTTGCCGTGACACCGGCCACGCCAAGCGGCGCTTGGGACGAATGGCCCATCTCAAGGCTGTACGCATACGAGAGGGCATTGGCCAGCCAGATCGAATTGATACCGCTGCGGAACGAGACCATAACCGCAGCCCCTGCCGCATTGGTTGCGCTGCCGTCAGAGTCGATCCGGGCAATCTCTTCCTGAGCCGGCGCGCCGAAAGTCACTTGCCAGTTACCCCGGAAGCGACCGCCGACATAGCCAGCCGGACCATCCCCTTTCCACAGATCAGGATTGCCCACCGGGGAGCGATCAACGACCTTGGCGAGCATGTCCGTCCCGACCTTGCGAACCACGTCTTCGGCGTTGCCCTGGGCCTTCTCGATGAACTTGGAAAGATCAAGCGCGAATGCCATGTTATTTCCTCAGCTGGACAGACCACGTTGCGCCGGCCGGATCTTGCTCGACGCGCACGACCTGCATTCC